TTGCGCTATAATAAGGATGTTGCGAAAAGCCGCCGACAGGCACAGGCTTTTACACTAATTGAGGAGTTTAATATCAGAACTATGAACGACAACACCAACAATAAAACAGCATCCGATAAAGTGATTGAAAACATTGCGCAAATGATTGTTTCCGGCGAAGTAAAGCCCGGCGAGAAACTTCTCACAGAACGCGCTTTTGCCGAAAAATATAAAGTCACCCGAAGCTGCGTGCGGGAAGCAATCCGCGCTTTGGCTCTGATTGGCATGGTAACGATTCATCCCGGCGGAGGTACTTATGTAGCCGATAACAATGGGAATATTCCCGAGGAAACCGTTGTGTGGATGTATCACCAGAATGTACACAAATACGATGAGATCTATACGGCCAGAACTTTAATAGAGACAGAAGTCTACCTGGAATGTTTTGATCAGATGAACGAGGAAATCCGGACATACGTCCGGGATGCAAGGGAAATTCTGCTGAATATTGATACCGATAACATCACCGGCGAAGAGATGGAAAAGATATTAAGTTCCATCGATTCCACAATCGGAAAATACTGTGGGAACAGCGTCATGTATAAACTGCTGCTCACAATACTCGCTCTTCGAAAAGAAGACTCCATAAATATCCTTACTTTAATTTCTTCCCGGGAAAGCGCTGTATTTTATAGAAGTAAAATATTGACTGCAATGCTGCAGGATGATAAAAAGATATTAAAAGAAGCATTAAAAAAATTCTTCCTCAATTCATCCAAAGAGCTGCATTTGAAATAAACTCAAAGGGGTCTGACCCCTTTGAGACCCTTTTGAACAAATACGGATTCATGGAAGGATACAGCAGTATAATCAATCCATGATCTCTTTTTCCTTTAGAGAATCAACGCCCCACTGGATATCTAACGATAGCTGATTGCAGTCTACGAGTCGCATATAATTCAGCAAAAAGAGGGCGCTGTTCCCCGCCCCCTACAGTTTTATTCTTATAACATTTCTACTGAATTAAGCAGTTCTTTTCCACATATAGCATGTAATATAAGGCTGCAGGTTGTTATGATCACCGCCTGCTCCGGCGCTTCCGGTGGTACCAGCCTTTGTCGTTACAGTATGAGTATGTGCCCCCCCCGATTTACTTGCTTTTGACACACCATATGCCGCAGCAACACTGGAACCGCCCTTGATCCATAAATTCGTCGCATTATTCGAAAAGTCCCCGGTACTTCCATAAACATCCGATGTATGCGTATGAGATCCTGCTGATGCTGCTGTACTACTCAAAGCTGGTATGCTATGGCTGTGAGAGGGCATCTGTGCTGTTGTTAGATTGTGCGTGGGTGCGCCCCCTGTCTTTTCCACAGTATTAAAATTTGCATCGGAGGTGTTAACACCCACAGGTACTTTTCCTGCCCCCCAGGCGGTCCATGTGCCCCCAAATAAAGTGCCGGGGTTTGTATTCTTAATACTCATATAGATGCTTCCCACAGGATAAATCAAATCCAGCAGTTTTTTCCCACCGACCAGCAGGCTGCCTTTAAAGTCTGCATCCATGCCTACCTCAAAAGCATCCTTCTCACTTACTTTGCCGACCGCCACCCCCTTCCCTGTTGAACGAAAATCCATAAGCGTGAATCCGCTGCTTATGTCAAGCATTGCTGTTGTCGTTGTAAAATAATCCGTGACCCTGAGCCGTAATTTATATGAGGAATCCAGACTCAAAGACACTGAGGTTATAAAAGTACTGTTGTAGGAATACTTGCTTCCACTTAATACCGGTGTCCACGTCTCTGAACCATTTTTCAGGAGTTCTACGGCATAGCTTTTTGTATTTTTATCCCCAACGTTCGAGACACTAAAGTTCAATCCTATACTTAATTCTGTTCCTTCATCATCAAGAACTCCTTCTGCTGTACATCTTGCAGCGGTAAATGTTGTGATTTTAGGATTTGAGTATGCGATGACACTTATGTTCTTTGTAGAAGAAAACGACTTACCACGGCTGTCTGTCACCGTAACTTTTACTCCAACGCTTCCTGAGGCCGTTATATGTCCGGTAGTCACTGAACTTCCCGCGTACACTTTGCCATTAACTTCCGTTTTACATGAAGTAATCCCACTTCCATATATACCAGCAGCATCTGTAACAATATTAAGCTTACTTTTGTTTTGTACATAGGCTGCAAATTGCGCATTTAGTCCAGATGCTGCTTCCGAAATCGTAATACTTTTTATCGAAGGTTTCATAGTGTCTGGAACAGTTGCTGTAAAGTTTACTGTCTTTGTCCCTACCAAAGTTGAGCCGTTATACGTTATGCAAGTAATCTTTCCAGTACCGCTGGTAGTCTTTGGAAGTTGTTCTGCAAGTGTATTGGGAAGGGTCCAGTTCACCGCCCCCCCTGCACCAGTCGCAATATTATTGGATACTTTGCCAAAGGTATAGCTCAACGTGTGGGTAAAGGCACTGCTGGCCCTTGGCAGATTTATCGTTATGTTACTGCCTATCGTGGGTGCATTATTTGACAGAGTTGGGGTAGTTATTCTCTTTATCACGCTTAGCTTTGCGGTATCTGTTGCAGAAAGTGTACCAGGTGAAACGCCTGCCCCAAAATAGACTGTACCTGACATTCCAATCGTCTTGGAACCGTCCGAATTATGAGAAACCACAAATGTCTTCCTGCCAACCTCCTGCCATACATTCTGAGGAATGTTCCAGTTGAATGTAAAACTGACATTTACTGCTGGCTGTGAATCTACCTTTATATTCCAACTTGCATCTCCAGTCAAGTTGTAGCCATAATATGGATAGTCTGTACGACAAAACTCTAAGGCAACCGTCACTTTACTTGTATTATCCGCCACACTAATTTCACTCTCACTGAGCATTCTCACTCTTGTTTCATAATTTGCCATATAATCACCTCACTTTTCCGAATGACAGGTTACCATTTTCACGTGGAGAAAAAGCAAAATTACCAAGTATAAGAGATGATAAAATCTCGGCATCATTAATGTACATTCGCCTGTTACTAATATACGCAACTTCATTCTCATTTTCTAAAAATGATATTCTGTCATTTTTCATTTTCAATGTCAAAGGGTTTCCCTCTATACCAATTATAATTTCTCCGTCAAGAAAACGTATGTGCTTTTTCAATTCATTAAAACTTACATCTGTCCCCGAAGCTAATTCATCCAAATTTGTTGTAAGCTGCCCAAAATTGAACTCAAAGGACTCTTTTGTCTGCTTAAACTGGGTTTTTACATCTTCTATCAGTTCGTCAAGATCGCTCTTTAAAGAAGTTTGCTGCCCCACCACTGATTCTATAGCATCAAACGTTTTTTCAAATGATATATTGGTGCTTTGCGTAAGATCCCAAATATTATTCGTCTGATCGTTTACTATTTCCCATTTGCCCGTAATATCGTTATAGCGCTTAATCAGAGGCAGCTCTTTAGATGTATCACACCAGAGCCTCGTTTTATCTGATGGTTCGGTTGCACTAATTATTGCGGCATCATCGCCCTTATCTCCTTTTTCACCTTTGATTAAAGACCATGTATAATCAGATGCATTTGTGCTTTCTACAGACGTCGTTTTATTGTAAGCAAGACCGATATACGTCTTTCCGGCCGGTTCATCTGACATATTAGCTCCCGCTGCGCTTGTGGCATATTTTATCCATGTAAAATACGTTTTACCGTCTGCACCTTTGCCTCCCGCCACTCCCTGATCACCTTTGGCACCCTTGACCAATGACCAGGCATAGTCACTGTAACTGGTACTTTCTATGTCTGTTGTTTTATTGTAGGCCAGTCCTATATACGATTTTCCTGAAGGATTATCACTCATACCAGTTGTCGGTGTATCTGCGTATTTTAACCAGGTATAATACGCTTTCCCATCCGCTCCTTTCAGCCCCGGAAGCCCCTGCGATCCCTGCGGCCCCTGAGGTCCTGTTGCTCCGGTTTCGCCTTTCATCTTTGTCCAGGAGTATTTTGTAGAATCCGCACTGTCTGCGGATACATAATCTGTATACTGTCCAATGTACAACTTATTTGTACTGTCGGATACGGAAAATCCAGTCTTTCCATCTTCACTGTTTGCATACGCTATATGCAGGTAAGGTGTTTTTCCATCCGCACCTGCTTTTCCCGGAGTTCCCTGCGCACCGTCCGCACCTTTTATCTTGGTCCACGCATATTGGGAAGGAATTGTACTGTCTGTGGCTGTGTTATCTACATACATTCCGATATACGTCCGGTTGCTGTCAGATACGGAAAAGTCTGTATTTCCATCCGCACTGTTTGCATATGCGATATGCGTATAGTTGTTCGTTCCGTCTGCACCTTTTACCCCCTGTATCCCCTGCTCACCCTTTGGACCCTGCAGTCCCTGCAGCCCCCGTTCGCCCTGGATACCCGTATCGCCCTTGTCACCTTTATCACCTTTGTTTCCATAAACTCCTGTTACTCTCGGTGTGGTATTGTCACTGCTTTTATCCGTATAAATATACTCTTCATATATCCAAAGATATTTGTTGATTTCCGTCAGCATTGGTATTGTACTTTGCCATCCGGCACTGTTTATCGTTATTCCGGTATTCTGAGAAGAAACCAGATAGTATGTTTTTCTTTCTTCTATTCCGATTCCGGTTTCTCCCTGATCCCCCTTAACGCCCATATCACCTTCTATTTTCTTCCATATGTACGTTTTGGGATCTGCTGAATCAGGCTGATAAAGGTCTACATAGATTCCCAGCCAGCTTCCCGCTGTTTCGCCGCCGTTCTCAGTAAATGTTGCTCCACCGTCATTAGAATATTTAATGTGCAGATAAGATGTATTTCCATCCTGTCCATTTTCCCCGGAAATCCCCCGGTCTCCCTGAGGCCCCTGTGCCCCTGTCAGCTGCTGCCATTTATAATCCCCAGGATCATTTGAATCTTCCTCTTTGAAATCAACATATGTACCAATATATTTGTCTGGAATTTCGGTCATTTGTGACGCAGTTGGATTTAAAACCGGGCTGTATTTCACATGAAAATATGAGGATGTTCCCGGAATTCCAGATGGACCAGGCATCCCCTGCTCCCCCTTTTCACCCTTAGGGCCCTGCGGCCCTTGCGGCCCCATATCACCCTGATTTCCTTTTTCTCCAGATGGTCCCTGCTGACCGTCTGTACCATCAACAATATTCGTAACAGTAGCTTCATACGTTCCGCGGATTTTCGTACCCTCCAGTGCCTCAAATCTAAACACTGCTTTTCCGGATACATCCGTGGCTTTTACAGGTAAAGAGGAACCCGTACCGACGGCGAGATTGTCTTTATACCACTTTATCTTCACATCCGCAGTTATATCTTCACCATGATCCATCACAGAAGCCATAAGCGTTGTTTCCCCCTGGCCATTTTTAAAGGTTATACCATTGTCCGTTATAATAGAGCAGGAATATACTTTATTTGCTGCAATCATAGTATTCATCTTTTTCAATAACCTTGGATCTATTTGGCTTTGTAATTCTTTGAAATTACTAAATGTAGTCTTGCTGATAGAAGGATCAGAAAAACTCCTGGACTGTTCCGTAACTCTGGCCTGCAGATACAGTGGCGGATTATACTCGTCGTCTGCAATCGTAATAGTATCGCCAATATCCGTATCAAAATATCCATCCACTTCGTACTGAACCTGAGGTACGCAATACGTTTTCAGTTCCTTAAGCGCCTCCTCATACAGAGTATTGGCGTTTTCAGCATCGCACTCCCATATTTTAGCTATATACCGCTCGTTTTCATTCATCATTAAATTAGAGGGAAAACGGTCTCTGGCCTGTACTGCATAGATATTGCCATTGTTTTTAGGGCTTATAAATTCTACCTCTCCCTTTGCATCCAATTCCGTTTTATCTAACCCCATAACGGTAAGGCCATCCTTGCCGGTTGCCCGTATCGCAGTATACAGCTCTGTTATATCGCTGGTTTTCGTAACCCCTTTTACATTTTTTCCATACCGCAGTATCATGTCGGTCCGGTCAGTGCCCATTCCCTGATCCGTATCAGAATGCTTCCGATATACATTTGCTATAATCCTGTTTAATGAATAATCTTTGTTAAGCCGAGGTACAAATTCAATTTCTGCATTGAATACATCTGCCAGGGAATAGAACCGTGCCAGAATAGTTTCTGTACCCGTCCACTCATTTTTAATTGATTCATCCGTTATTTCGTTTATCCCAAGAGTAACGGTCTGCTCATAGTTGAAAGCCTTCAGGTATTCTGCAAATGTCATCGCTTTTTCTGCATTGTATGGACCTTTTTCCTCATTGAGCAGCTCAAATACAAGTGAATATGCCTCAATTTCAATCTCATATTCATCCTGCACCACACGCATAATATTAAAATAATAGTCCTTATTGCGATATCGGAAGGCCAGCTTATTCCCCTCAACTAAATACAGGGAATCCGGATGATCTGCATTGGTTTTGAATGTATAGGTACTCGCTGCGCCTTCCAGATACATATGCAGTTCATCATCATAGTAGTGCATTCCTTCCGGTGCTTCATTGTCTATAAAAGCGCATACGTTATCGTATGCGCTCAATACTGCAATTCTAATATTGTCCACTATAAAAATGCCTCCCTTATCTTTGCATATATTGTAGGTTTCGGGGAACAGAATTCCGAACAGTAAAACTGTACTTTCATTTCCCCCGGCGGGGCAAGAAAATACTTGCTGCCAACAATCTCATCTCCCAGGCTTTCCACTCCATCAACATAAAATTTTGTTTTATTTCCGTCCACATATGCAAAACTCCCATGCGAATATCTGTTAGGAATATTGTACCAATAATTTACATTATCTTTTTGAAATGAAACGCTGTTAAAATACATCCTGTTTACCAGATTCTCCGCACCGCATGTTCCAAATTGCCCCAGAAAAACAGTTAGTGTCAAAGCTTTCTTATCTTTCATCTCGGGCATCTGGAAACTATGTTTTATGCCATTACAATAAAACTCAAACTTTGCTCCCATCTTTTTAATGTATATGGAACCTTTATCTGCACTTGAGCTGGATTTGCTGTTTGGCGTATAAGATACTCTTTTTCTTTCTTTTGTATTTATATGCATAACATATACTGCCTCATTTGCCACAATATTAGATTTAAATATGTGGATAGACGCCAAATGCTTTCCATCGGTATCTCCAATTGTAAGCTGTAGCAATCCGGTTTCTTTTACTCTGGCAGTCTGAAACCAAACTTGTGCCCGCGCAGTAAAGTTAACGGCGCCGGATGCCCCGCCTGAATCTGCTGGAATCGTAACTTTTTTACAGGCCCCATGCCATTTATTTCCGGTTCCCACATTATCCAGCCCCAACCACTGTTTGCCATTAATTGTAGTTGTCTTAAAAGTTCCATTTTTAGGAAAATTCTCAGCCATAACACCCTGGCCGTCTGTCATCGCCGAAAAATCTGCTGCGGTCTTATAGTCAATCAATCTCTGTGATTTCTGCCGTATTTCTTTGTCAACCTCGTCTGCATCTCCAAACTGAAGTACTCCCAGATCTGATACAATACCAATGTATCCATTTTCATGGTTGTGAGTTATTCCGTAATTTATGGAAACCGCCCCCGCTCCATCATTCACAATCGTAGCCTCTAATACACCATTACTTCCTGCTGATGCCTGAAATGTTTTCTCAGTTGCGGCATATTTATATGGATTCGTACAGTAAAACTGAAAACTTCCAGTCACATTCAATGCTCCGCCAGGGATCTCATCACCTGCACTTTTAGTTCCAATAAAATACTTATCCGGCTCATCACGAAAGACAATCTTTGCCTCCTCCTGATTCAAAATCCGGTTCAGCCTGTTAAATCTTTCTCTGAACTCTTCCGGAGTATTCCCCACAAGCTGATATGTTACCGTTATCACTCTTGGTACGAATCTTTTGCTCTGGTATTCTGTACCGTCCGCTTTTCCAATTTGCTGTTCTTCAATTTCAGCCTCCGGCAGTTCGCGCCCGGTTACATACAAGGTGCGGTAACCCTCCACTTCATTTTCAAGGTATACACCATTAATGCTCATTGCCTCGGCCGGAAGGCTGGGACTGTCTTGAACTTCCATAATATCTATAAAGTCATACATTATCTATAGCCTCCCATCCGTTTTAAAAGCTTCTCTTTTCTGTTGATTTCTTCCTGAGTATACACGGCGCTTGCCTTGGCAATCTGTTTACCTTCCAGATTCAGTGGTGCTTCAAAGACATAGGTCTTGTTGCCCTGTTCGCAGACAGCTTCCCTAATATCATTAAGAACCATCCTTAGATATGCGTTGGTCATAGTCTGCCCATCCGTGCCTACAGAGATCCTTCCGGATCCAGATCCGTAACTTCCCGCTCCCAGGAAATCAGATGTGACAACCGGCTGCATTGCATCTGCAAGCCGTGCACTTGCCTTTTCTACTTTTGGCAGCATATTCAGCATACCTATCGCCGGGCCAATTCCTGCGTATTCTCCGATTTTAGTAGTTACTTTTGATGGGGAACCGATAATCAAGGCTTTGTTCATTATATCTGCTATTCCATCGGCAACGGCTCTCGCTGCGTCATATACTAAAGATGCACTGTCGTTAATCCCGTTGGTCAGCCCTGACATTACATCCGTCCCAATTGAATACAATTTCTGACTAAGAGGCGTAAAGACATCTGTAATACCATCCACCCCGGTTGTAACCTTACTCTGCGCATCAGTCATTCCCGCCTGTATGGCCTGTCCAAAACTCTCCATAGCAACTGTTGTACTGTCCACTATTCTGTTCATGCCTTCTGAAACATCGCTTTCCATCGTAGTGACACTTGCACCGCATTGCTCCTGCATCACAGCCATTCCTTCTACCGGTACAGTCTGCATGGTGTTACCTAAATTTCCCACATTCTGAAGTAAATTATCAATATTGGCAGAACCTTCAGTATTTAAAAGCTCAAGATCTACCTTTGCTTGTGTAGTAGCGCTATATGTTTTGTCTGTCAGACCGGTGGCAAACTCATCCATTTTTTCTGATGTTTTATCAACACCCTCTTCATTTTTTCCCGTTATAAAGTCCCATAAATCACTGAAAAGACCTTTAATACCGTCAAAAGCCCATGCCAAAATTTCAGGAATTGCCTTTATTATCCCCAATCCCAAGGCTTTGATAATTTCCCAGCCTGCCGCCAAAATATCGGGAAGCATAGAGCCTATTCCAGCAAGCAGCGTTATGATCAGTTCTATTCCCGAGGTAATAATTTGTGGAAGGTTGTCTGCAATTCCAGTAATCAGTGCTACAATTACTAGAAGTCCCATTTGAACCAACGTCGGCAAGTTTGTCAAAATCGCATCTATAAGCGTTGTGAGCAAACTCAGTGCAGCAGGTATGATTTGCGGAAGATTATCAATGAATCCCTGTACCAATGAAGAAATTATCTGAATCCCGCCCTGCACAATCACTGGAAGATTCGCTGTTATGGCATCTAAAAGGTTTACCAGCAGTCCGCTTCCAGCTTCCATAAATACAGGCAAACTGTTTACAATACCGTCAACTAAGCTTTGAATAATTTGAGGCCCCTGCTCTACAGCTATTTGCAATAACCCGTTTATCTGGTCCCCAAATTGTCCCTGTAGTAAGCCTAGTCCTGCAAGTGCTGCTCCAACTATTGCTGCGGGCCCTATTCTTTTTAGTGCTCCACTTATAACTGATGTCATACTGAACATTGCGGACGTCCCTATCTTGGAAGTTGACTGAAATGCAGGACCAATTTTTCCTATCATCAGTGGCATATTTGCTACTTTTTCGGTCATCTGATCAATTGCCTTCCCAGAGTTTGGAGGTATTTCTATTAATTTTCCAGTATACGGACCAACTGCGGAGGATGTTCCCCCTATTTCGGCTAATTCAAACTTATTTTTTGGAGATGTCCCCAAACTTTGTGCCTTTTTTTGAATCGGCGCAACTGAAAACATGTCTGATAAGCTGTATTTTATCCCTTTCATACCTTTAAGCACACTTTTCGGAGCTTTTTCAGCTTCAGATGCAAGTCCTTTCATATTTGACGTTGAACCAGATATTGTTTCTTTAAATTTAATAATAGAATTCATTTTTCCAGAAAAACTGGCAATCATGTCGAATGCAGTTTTTGTAGCATTCCCGAATGTTTTTATTGCGTCGCACAATTCTTGTAGGTCACCTAATCCTGCTACACTGTCCATCATCCCGGCTATAGCGTCCGCACAGGATTCTACAGACTTTACTGCAGACCCTGATGCTCCTTCTAAATTTTTAAGGCTGCTAAGCACACTATCAATAGTACTGGTAAACCCATTGTCTCTTGCACTTATTACCGCCTCCGTATTATAATTCTCCATTCTTCCTCCTTTCCAGAAATTCTATATACCTGCCCGCAGTACTTGAAACAGGCCTTTTCTCGACAGAGTTTCCTCTGGCTTCTTCCAGCCTTTTCTCATAATCAAAGAAGCGGTCAAACCTCTTATACACAGGTTCTGTTCTTCCCTTCCCCTTCTTTTTCTCTGCTTTGACTTCTCTATTCACCCAGGCCTGAAGGTATATTTTGTATTCCTCATCCACCCTTTTCAGGCGGCAGGCCTTCATTCTGAGCTCATATTCATAGAAAGTCATGCGGTCAATTTCTTCCAGATCATTGATCTCAAGAAAACGCAGACAGTTCAATATAATTTCTTCATAAGTTTCTTCCGAAGAACTGGCATTTACTTCCTTTTCTGCTCTGCCAGACCCAGACTTATCTCCAGCTGTTCCATTTTCAGTCTGGTAGCATTTCCCTTTTTTAGTTCACTGAGCACCTCGTCAAATAAGCCGTTCAGATCTTCACAGTTTTCAATATATTCGTCTATATCGTTGATGGCTGGCCTGCTTTTTTCCATACAGGTACCGGCATAAATGATTTCCGATAAAGCAACTGTATCAAACGTAAAAAGCATGGGAACCTTCAGTTCCAGGCCTGCACCAAATTTTGTTCCGTCTTTTACGAAATAGTTTGATTTATCCAGCTCGCGGATAAATTTAATGCCAAAATGTATGTCCACTTCTTTATTTTTTATATTCAATAACATCTTTCTTCCTCCTTAACGAAAAAAGAGAGGGGATAGCCCCGCTCTCTTAAACTCCTGTTTTCGGTGTATCTGTAAATACATAATCAGCTACTTCCTGCTGCTCCTGAGAAACGGATACGTCTCCGCGTTTTCCGTTGCCGTTGATTCCAAAAGTGAGGGAACATTCTACAAATGCCTCAGCAGAGGATGTCTTTTCAAAACTGGTCAGAAATTCCTGGAAGTACATGCCTTTGAACTTGTCCTCGCCTTCCTTTGCAGGTTCAGCAAGGTTTGCCTCCCAGATCTCGATAACTTCATCATTGTCCATCGCATCTTCCAGTTTATCGATCATTACATCGCCTTTTGACAGGATACTTGTTGCTGTTACTTCCACTTCTGTAGTACCAGGTGTTCTGATGGAACCATCCTTCGTTGCTGTGGTCTCGGTTTCCTTGCTTTTGGTACGTCCATTCTCTGTTGTGAAAGCCAGAAGTGTACCACCTTCTGCTGCGGCATCTTTTTTAATACGATAAAGGTATACTAACTTTTTCCCCTGAATAGCTTCTGCAAATAACTGTAAATTCATTTTTCTCATTCTTTTTTACCTCCGTTAATTAAATTGAAGCTTTTGTTCCATGATGTCATGGCATTCGCTTCTTATGTTGTTTTGTATCCATGCTTCTCTGATCCGTGCATTTTAAGAGGCATGTCATTTTCGGCATATTTGCCTTCCTGTGTCATGCATTGTTAGATGCACACAGTCTGTACAATACTGTACGCTCTTTTTTGAAAATGCTTCTCTGTTTTGGTATAACCGGGATATGTCTCCGGAAGTCGCATTTTCAGCTAGTGACGTGTGATACCCCCTGCTATTTTATACAAGCATAGTCCATTCCCCCTGTTCTGTAAGGACACATTTATCATAAGCCCTTTTAATGCTCTGGTTTTCCAGTAAACTGCCTTATTCGTATTGCCATATTACTTTTTACGGCTTTCCTCTTTCAATTGAGGTCAATTTTCAGTAAACTGTCCTTCACCAATTCCATTGTTCTTTAATGTCTGCAAAAGAAAAAGACAAAATAAAAGATCCAGCTATCGGATCTGTTACTTCAACATTATATAATTCGGACATATTCCGGATATTCTTCAGCCATCATGACGATACCAGTGAAAAAGGAATCAACCATAGCCATACCCGTTTCGGATAATTTATCATATGTCATCTCAGCTTCTCCCGGGGCTATTTTAAAAGCTATATGGTCGGCAGCCACATCCTGAACCGCCCTCAGCATCGCCTGAAATAAAACAGAAACCCCAGCGCATACAATATCACTGCCCGATGCTGCATAACCGGCGTGGCCGTTAACTGTTATCTGGCCCTTGCGGGCTTTCACTTTAATCAATGTTTTATCCCTCCTCAGAAATATCTTTTTAACTTTCGTCCAGCAAATGCTGAATTTTATTTCAGTATACAAAAAGCACCCCTTCAGGGATGCTTCTCGTTTGTATTGCTATATCTATAAAATAGCATACTACTGGTGTTAAATGTGTTAATCCTTCAAATTGTTTTTTTGATCTTGGCAGAAGTCCCTGGCTTCATTATCCTGAATGTCAGACGTGTCTCTATGTATGAAAAACATTTTTAATACTTGTTATTTTTCAGAAGATTCTGTCAGTCGCCCATTAAACTTACAACTCAACTTATCAGATCCTTCATAATTCATTCAAAATACATACACAAATTGTTAAATACTTCATCACAGGTCTCTCACATTTATACCGTATAGTAATAAATATCAAAGGACACAAAACCTTTTTATATAAATTCTCTTTTTCATAACTTTTTCATGACCGGGATATAATCCCGGTCACTCCTTTTTATGATGTAATAGTTTCAACTTTCTTCATAAATCCTGTGTCTTCTCTTAATCATAGCATACACCAATACTTCCATGGTTCAATACAGTTGAATAGTTATTCAAAATTAAAACTTTCATTAGCCATTGGATGTCCAGAAATGAATGATTTCTTTTCAAAATTCATTAGACGGATATATTTAACCGGATTCCTGCATAAATCAGCATCGTTCTTTAACAGCCAATCATCCATTCCAGCCCCTGCTGCTTCATCATGTAAGTAATGAACAGCAGCAGTTAAACAAGTATTGTACCATCTTCCGGACAATTGAATCAAATTCCAGGCATGAGTATACAGTTCATTTTTATACCATTCATAGCCCTGAATAATCCTCGTATTTGTTCCAAGTTTATTAAGAATATAATACATCGTATTACTAAACCCCTGACATACTGCTCTATTTGATACAACAACATCATACATTGAATTTCTACCGATATTTTTAGTCGTAAATGTCCCATCCTTTTTTTGAAAAACTATCGCTTTTAGTGATTTATCATAGCTGCATTTATCAGACAAATATCTATATAAAGCCTTCACTTGCTGCGCCCGCTCCATTGAACTAAGTCCCAGTTGTGCAATAAGTTCATTAACTTTAGCTTCTGCCATCTCCTCTTCGTTCTTTGTGGAATAATAATTAAAACAGTATGTAATTGTTACTGCTCCATTACTATAATTCCCATTAAATTCAACACCCGACATATTATACCAAAGATAATCACCGTTCTCCGCCTTAAGATCCTTGTTAAAACAAGCCTGCGTAAAAATATAACCGGCAAGTGTCTGTATGTCATTCAGCTCTGTATCAATAGAGACTGGAACTAAATTTATTCTTTGAATCAACTGCTCTCTGACATAATCAATTGCACCTTTTACATTCACTATATAGTCCTCCTATCCTTCCCATTTTCCTATCGCTGTCCAGCAAACTTCGATTAAAATATTATTGATTAGTCCAGGGTATAACACTCGAAATGAAGTAATGCCTCCTTTCGCCGCTCGTATCCCGCCCAGCCATACACTACTTGAAGTCTTTATACTCATAGTTACGGAAGGTATATTACTAAAAGAATGTGTAAATCCAATTGGAGAGATTACTCCATTATTTCTATATATACCAGAACTCCCTACTTGCTCATTGATATTAATTATTTGAGAATCTATCCCCCAACAGATTTGCATTCCATTCGTAAACCTGATAATTCCATCTTTTTGTAATTTTGCTAAAAGCGGATTGTGATCATTTGTTATTAAATCAGATGCATTTAACAGTGATACATTATTTAATCCTGTTTGAAGGAGGTTTCCTCTGTCATCGAAGACTGCTAATGTACCTCTTGCGCTTATATCAGGCCGTATCATAAGGTCACTAATCGCCAAACCGCTTCCAAAAACACTACCATCTTCTGCTAAAACCGCTACTTGATTTTCGGTAAGTATGCTATGAAAACAATCACTTTCAATCTCATTTAATAAATTTTCATCCATAATATTTTTCCTTTCCCTGATCATTTAAAATATAATAAACTACGAAGCACTTGAAATTATTAATGTACAGCCAGTAATTTTCAATAAATTTCGGAGTTGTTAAGCCGATTCTACTTCTCCCTAATCCCCCGTCGACCCGGACCATTATTTTACCTTATTATAAGAACCTGGCCCGGATAAATCAGATCAGGATTACTAATTCCATTTATTTGAGCCAGTTTCTGATAAGTAGTGTTGTATTTAGCCGCAATCCCAGACAGCGTATCACCGCTCTTCACAGTATAAGTCTGAGATGCCTCTGGCCGAACCTGTAATGGTGCCGGTTTCAAAGAAGAACTCCCCGTGCTGCTGCCCTTAATTTCCTTTGGAAAATCCCTATAACATAGATTCATATCCACATTACCGGAAATTCCCTGAACACTGCCGACGCTGCAATACTGCCAGATATCCTCTCCTATATTGGGTCGTGTCTGAGGCTGTCCATTATTTGTTCCATAGGCAGCACACCATTTCGTAAATCTATCCAATTTCCCGCCAATACAGTTGTTAAACCAGTTTAAGTTCGCATATACACCGAACCAGTATCCAGCCGCTTCAACGGCCTCTCCCATCCTGATAAAATAATCTGCTTTAAATGTAGAAAATGAAAGTCCCGGATCCTCAATATCTATATAAAATGGAAGGCTTAAATGTCTTCCAGAAAGCATCCTTTTAATATGAGCAATTTCGCTTTTTAAATGCGCTTCACTGTTACAGTAGCTGTACAGATACGCTCCATAAGGAATCCCTAAACGTTCACATTCCGAACAATTTCTAGCCCATTGCACATCATCCTGAGACTTCGTGTCATCTCCGTAACCACAGCGTATTACCGCGCCATCTATATGACCTTTCACCGCGTCCCAGTTAATGGTTCCCTGGTGTTCACTTACATCAATTATTTTCATACTCATTTTCTCTCCTCCATTTACCGAATCTATTTTAACTATGGTTCCACCAAGCCCTCTTTACTGACTATTTAAACATTTACTTATGATCTGCGAAATGCGCCCCCTGCTGTATCCTACAGTGTTCCCCACTGCCTGCTGAGTCTTGCCTTCCAGAAAACAAAGTGCAAAAATCTGCCTGTCCAGGCTATTGGGAATATCTGCAATAAACTGTTCTATTTCTGTTCTTTCCTTTTCCGTATTTTCCAGCCTTTTCTCTTTTATCAAAATCTGTTGTTTGATTTCTGCCGCGGCTCCTGATATTCGCACCACTGCATTCCGGCCTGCCTCTTTTTCAGATGGCCTGTCCCTATATCTCATTGCGTTCTTTTCTGCCTGTACACATTTCAGACGTTGATACAGCCTGCTGATCTCCTGCTCCAGTACAGGCTGTTCACTTAAAAGTGCCCGATATTGGATTAACTGCTTTTTGTCCATCTGCACCTCGTCCTTTCCCCATACCATATTTCTCAGCCAGATACTCAGATACACTCTTATGTTCCAGCTGCTTTCCCTGCTCCTGCAGCAGCTTGCCCGCCTGATATGCGGGCCTTCTGAAAACATCCCCGGCTTTTGCATCCGGATTATCATTCGCCAGCCCCGCATAATGGCTCTGACGATCCCTCCTGATTTCCTTTTGATTTCTCCTGTGCTTCATTTTACCACTCTCCTTATTTCGTTTTTAACCTTCCGTCTGATAAATCCAGTTTCCCGCATACCACCATTCTACCAGCGTCTCTGCAAAATCCTCCATATCCTCACAAATACGGGCCAGTTGAAAAAACGTATCCTGCTCCTGCGCACATCCGTATCTGATCCTGCCACAAGCGTAAGCAAATGCTTCTTCATCAGCTACACGCATTTCGCTTTCGTTATGTAAACTTATGTACATGTTCGGCCCTCCTCATATTGAATCCCAAGTATGGCACAAATGATTCGTATATCCGGATATCTTTCTTTATCCACATACCTTGCCGCATCGATTAAAGCTCTGTAATACTCATTATCATTCATTGGTATACCTCCTAATAATTATTTCACTACTGCTTTCAGAAATTTTCGATTTCGTTAGTTGAATTTAATTCAACTTTTCGTTTAAAAAAAATCCTTGTCCCGTTCTGTATTTGTAAGATTAAGCATTTGTTTCATGTAAACAATTTCCGATGCCAGAAACTCACAAATATTGCTCATTTTCAGTAAAAACGCTCCATTTTTGATCCCAAGTGTTCCGGAAATAAACGAAACCGAAATATTTAATCGAATCATCACTTTCTTTAACGCCACCGTATCAGTCATCCCATCCCCTCCTTTTGTTGATTTTAATTCAACATAGAACAAGCATACATCCAAGTTGAATTTCTGTCAACTATTTTACATGGTATTGTTGAATTTTATTCCATTCCGTGATATCATTCTAATAGACGGAGGTATCATAATGGAAACCATGTATGACAGAATAAAAAAATTGAGAAATAATTTAGGATGGTCACAGGAAGAACTCGCAAAAAAAGTAGGTTACGCCGACAAAACTTCGATCGCTAAAATAGAGGCCGGAAAAGTCGATCTGCCCCAAAGCAAAATAGTGGCTTTTTCCAGAGCACTCAGTACAACCACCTCTTATCTGATGGATGGCGAAAACGATTATCAGCCAGTTACAATTGCCGCTCATCTGGATACGGACGACCTGACTCAGGGTGAGCTGGACGATGTTGCCACTTATATCGAATTTTTAAGAAATAGAAGAAATAGAAGAAAGTAGTAAAGTCCTGTTTATTGTACATGTTTCTCTGTATAATGAAGAAACAGGAGTTGATAAGATGAATAAATACGAAAAATTATTAAACGAGGCCTATGAAGATGGAATTCACGTCGATGAAGATTTTCCATTCGAGGGTAAGACTTCCGGTTTATATATAGATGGTAATATAGCTCTTTCAGATAAACTGGAGACTTCGGTGGAAAAAAATTGTATTATTGCAGAAGAGTTAGGCCATCATCACACAACAACAGGAGATATTCTGGATCCAACTGATGCGTGGAACCGCAAGCAGGAGCGTCAGGCAAGGCTATGGGCCTATAATAAGCGCATTGGGCTGCAGGGCCTTATTGATGCTTATGAACATGGCTGCCACAACTGCCATGAGACGGCTGAATATCTGGAAGTAACCGAGCAGTTCCTGCAGGAATGCATCGACAACTATACTGCTAAATATGGGGAAGGGATTGTAATCAATAATTATTATATTATGTTTATCCCCTATTTCGGTGTAGGAAAACTTGTAAAGTGAATTGTAAGAGGAGAGCGGATGCCCCGCTCTCCTGGTCTGTTATAAAAATTGTTTCTATCTTCGTATTATATGCAGATAGAAGAAGGGGATTTTACCCACCTTTATTTTTGACTTATTCTTTTTTTCCAACTTGTTTTACGATCTGATTTAAGTAGTTACTGAGCCCTGCAACAAGAATCCCTTGGGTGATGGCTGTAAATACCGCCGTTGCCGCCTCTCTGCTGTTCGAGATCTGGCTGGTTGCCAATACCCACACTGCACAGAGCACTATTCCCACACCTCCCAGTATCAGCGGAATATATTTATCCTTTACAGCCTGTGTACTTTTAAGCCCCATCCCGATAAAATAAAGTACATTAGCTACAATAAGTAATTCTGGTTTGACATAATTCACAACCTGTTCCAT